AAGAATTAAAAGAATTATTATGAGAGAGTTTGAAGATGAAAAGTTAAGAAAGTTAAACAACATTTTTACAGTTACAGTAATTGTATTTTGGTTGTTTACGTTAATGTTTATTTTAGGGATAGGTTATTTATTTACGTTATGAAAACAATAAGCACATTATTAGTATTAATGCTTTTTTCGTGTGGTAACAAATTGAAAGAGGGCAGAATAATAAATAAGTTTTATGAGCCATCAAAATATTACACTTTTAGCGAATATAATCCATCGTTAAAAACAGTTGTTATGAGAAATGTATATGATGATGAAGATTATGTTTTTATAGTTAGTAACATAATTGAAAATGATACTATTACAGAAAGATTTGAAGTAAGTTACACAACTTATAATTCATTTAGTATAGGTAATTGGATAAAGTTTGATAATTAACAGCAACAATTAAATAAACAAAGTTTAAATTATATGATAAAAGATACAAAGAAACTAATAAAATACTACAAAGGTTATATCCTTGTTCAGTTACACGACCATATAGTAAAGTCAGGTACAATAATGTCAATATGTGAACTAGATAATTTAATAAAACATATTTCAGAATTAGACAAAAGTACTACTGAAATGACAATAGACGAATTAAATGAATTAGTAGTAAATGCCTTTGATTTGGGCGATAGTGTAGGAATACATTTGAATTATCCTGATAACGAATATAAACCTGTTTATGATAAAAATTAGATTATGAAAGAATATGAATGGAAATTAAGTGAAGCAAACTTCACTAAAGATAAAGGAAAAGTATTTAGTTGTTTTGCTTGTGGAGGTGGTTCAACTATGGGTTATAAATTGGCTGGGTTTGATGTTATAGGTCATAACGATATAGACCCTAAAATGGTGGAAGTTTATAAAGAAAATCATAAACCTAAATATAGTTATTTAGAGAGTATTACAACTTTTGCTAAACGTAAAGACTTACCAAAAGAATTATATGAATTAGATATATTAGATGGTTCTCCACCTTGTAGCAGTTTTTCAATGGCTGGTAATAGAGAGAAAGACTGGGGAAAAGAAAAGAAATTTAGGGAGGGGCAAGAATTGCAAGTATTAGATACTTTATTCTTTGACTTTATAGACCTTGCAAAAGAATTGCAGCCTAAAGTAGTAGTTGCTGAAAATGTAAAAGGTTTACTTTTAGGTAATGCGAAAGAATATGTGAAAAAAATATATGAAGAATTTGATAAAGCAGGTTATTATTGTCAATATTTTCTATTAGATGCTTCTAAAATGGGTGTTCCACAACGTAGAGAAAGAGTGTTTTTTATTTGCTTACGAAAAGATTTAGCAAGTAAATTTTTAGAACAAGTAGATATGTTTACAGAATTACCTAAAATTGAAATGAATTTTAAAGAAAAAGAAATTCCATTTAAAAAAGTAAAAGACAAAAACAATAATGACTATCCAATAAGTGATTTTTACAAAACTCTCTGGGAAAAAAGACAAAAAGGAGACGCTTCTTTTGCTAATATAAATGGTAGAGAAAGAGGAAAAGAGAATACTGGTTTTGGAACTAATTTTTTATATGATGATAATGTTTGTGGCACTTTAACAACAAAAAAAGACTGTTATTGTTTATTTGACGAGCCAAGATATACTAGCGATATAGAAGCAAAAAAAATAGGAAGTTATCCACTAGATTATAACTTTTTAAATATTAAACCTCACTATCTAATCGGAATGAGTGTACCACCATTAATGACCAAAAAAATAGCAGTAGAAATATATAATCAATGGTTAAGTAAGTTATGAAAAAATGTAAACATTGTAAAGAACAATTCAAGCCTTACAATTCACTACAAAAATATTGCTTTAAAGACGAATGTAGAACTATTTGGATTGAATCAGAAAAAGATAAACAATGGAAAAAGAAGAAAGCAAAGATTAAGCAGGATTTAATGACTGTACAGGATTACATCAAGATAGCACAGCAAGTATTCAACAAGTACATAAGGTTAAGAGATAAAGGATTAAAGTGTATAAGCTGTAATAAGAAACCATTAAAAGAGAACGCAGGACATTTTTTTAATGCTAATAATCATTGGAACGTAAGGTTTGATGAAGATAATGTACACTTACAATGTGAATACTGCAATACATTCCTATCAGGTAATTTAATAAACTATCGTACTAACTTAATAGAAAAGATAGGGATTGAAAGATACAATGAATTAGAAGCAAAATCTAATGTTACACGTAAGTTCACAGTTGGGGAACTAAAAGAAATTATTGAAGAATATAAAAAAAAGTTAAAAGAATTGTAATTAATATAATTATTATTATTATATTTGTAGAAATTAAAAACAAAGTTATGAAGATTTACAAAGCATTATCAGAATTTCAGAATGAAGTACCAGTAATCCACAAAGGTACTCAAGGGTATGGTTACTCCTATGCAGATTTACCTGCTATATTTGAAGTAATTAATCCACTACTTAAAAAGTATAATTTAGGCTTTACGCAGCCTATAATGGGAGATACTATTAAAACTATCATATTCCATACAGAAAGTGGAGAAACTATTGAAAGTTTAACAGAAATCCCTAAAGGTGTAACGTTAAAAGGAATGAATGATTACCAAGTATTAGGTTCAGCTATTACATACCTTAGACGTTATGCATTAAGTTCTATATTAGGATTAGTGACAGATAAAGATACAGATGCATCAGGAGAGCAAACTAAACAAGCACCTAAAGTAGAACAAAAGCCAAAGATGCACCAACTAACAGCAGATAATGTTAAATCAATTATTGCTAAAGGTACACAGCAAGAAGTATTAGACCAAATAGGGAAGAAATACATGGCTACTACTATACAGATAAAAGAGTTAATGGATTCAATTAAAAAGTAATGTAATGAAGAATATAATAGAACTAAATCCTTTGCACGTTGCTATGGTTAAAGAGCAAATGACAAAAAAAGGAATAAAAGCAAAGACAAATCAACAAGTAATAGACTACTTGTTTAGTTTAGTAATCAATAAAAACAAATAAATATGAATGAACATTTAGACATCGACAGAGAAAGAGAAGAGTACGAATACAACAACGTACAACAATCTCAAGATCAGTTAGAGCAAATTAGTAAAGTAGGTATGCCTAACGTAACATCAATCATTAACGGTATAGTATCAGATGTAGAAGTAGGTCGTGTTAATCCTTTAGATGCTTTTGCTATATTTAAGAAAATGGAAGCACTATTTAACGAAGCTAAAAAACAAATAGATGCTTTAGCAATAGAAGAAGCAGAACACTATGGACAAAGCACATTCTCACACAATGGACAAAAGTACGAAGTTAGAAACGGTGCGACTAGATACAACTTCAAAGATATTTCAGAATGGATAGAAGCTAACGAAAAGTTAAAGCTAATTGAAGAAAAGTATAAGACAGCTTATAAGAATAGGCAAATGAATTTAAGTTCATTAGATGAAACTACAGGGGAGTTATTACAAATGCCTACTGTAACAACAAGTAAATCAAGTTTAATAGTTAAAAATAAATAAATATGAGTGCAATTATCAATGCAAGTATCGACCTATCAAAAATAGATAGTTCAAGAATCTTTGAAAAAGATGGAAGAAAGTGGTTAAGTCTTTCAATTAGTGTAAACGATGAAACAAACTACGGTAACAACGTAGGTATATCAATAGCACAAAGCAAAGAAGAAAGAGAAGCTAAACAGCCTAAAACATACTTAGGTAATGGGAAAGTGGTATGGAACTCAGGAACTATTGTAAATGCAACAAAAGAAGAGCAAGTAGAAAACGATAATTTACCATTCTAGAATAAACTAAGCACCCTACTAAGAATGAATATTAACTATTTATTAAACGCTTAAACGGTAGGGTGTTTTTTTATACCCGACAAGGTATAATATATAACGAATAATTCTATTTTATACCCGATAAGGTGCAATAGTCATTCATAATGAGTAATAAGAAAACGATTATGGAAAGATTAGATATACTTAAAAAAAGGCTTAACAGGATAGGTATAGAAGTTGAATTTGCAGCTAACTATCCTTGGATATACATTTGCAAAGTAAATGGTAAAAGAGTGAAAGAAACCTTTAAAGCAAATCATGGATTTACAGTTGGTTTTATTCCTCTAAGTAGTGATGATTCTTTTCATTTTACAGACTTAAATGAAATTTTCAAATTGATACGTAAGTATTGCCCTAACGAGTAATAAGAAAACGTTTTAATGTTTCTTATGTAATGTTATTAATTTTAAAAGATATGTATATAGTATATTACACAACAGGTTCATACGAGGACTTTACAAGAGTTCCTGTTTTTGTTACAGATAATAAAAACAAGGCTTCAGATTGGGTTTTAAAATTCAATAAAATATTTGACAAATGGATAGACTATTATCATGAAAATAGACATGAATTATACAATACAATGATTGAAGATATCATCTATTATAAAGAAGTAGGTAAAGCATATTTTGAACAGATTGAACTTAGATAAACTTAAAAGACATGAAGAAAAGAGTTAAATGTATAGTAGAACACAATACTAAATACCTGAAGTATAAACACAATTACGAGGTAGATTCAGAAGATGAAAATTTCTACTACTTTAGATTTGAAGATGAATTAGTTAAATACCCAAAATTTTATTTTATAGAGATATGAAAGTAAGAGCAAAAGAAACTAATGAATATATAACCGAGGGTAATAATTATGAAGTTATTGAGGTTAAAAATAATCATTACACAATAATAGATGATACTGGAGAAGAATGTACTTTACGTAATGGCAGATTTGAGCCAATAGAAGAAAATAATCACTACGATAATACAAACGGAAGTATTTACAAGTTTGCTCAAGACCATAAGCTAAATGCATGGGAGTTTGACGTAATTAAAAGAATAGTAAGATGTAGAAAGAAAGGTCAATGGTTAAGTGATATTGACAAAACAATAAAAGTATTAGAATTGTATAAAGAAGAATATAGAGAGGTTGGCTAATAATTTAGCCTTTTTTTTATGTTTGTTTAACTTTTAATCAAAATAATGACTATATTTACGTCAAAAAAAAACGTGAAACTTTTAAACGAATTAGCAAAGCATCATAACGAATGGGTACACATAGTAAAAACATTCGGAGAGCATAACACATGTGAGGATATAGTCCAGGAGATGTACTTAAAACTAAACAAATACACTAAGCTAGAGAACATAACTAACAACGGTAAACTAAATAAGTCTTATGTATGGTTAACTTTAAGGAATTTATACTACAATCAACAAAAACAAAGTAATAAGGTTAATTATATAGACATAGAAGATTGTAAAGGATTAGAAGCCTTAAACACAAGTAACGAAGAACTATCTGCTCAAAGTAGGCTAAATGATAAAGTAAATGGAGAGATTGAATCATGGCACTGGGCAGATAAGTTACTGTTTGAGATTTACCTAAACGAAGGTAAGTCTATGCGAAAACTAGCTGAAGATACAGGTATAAGTGTAACAACTATATTTTGGACTATAAAGAAGTGTAAACAAAGATTAAGAGAAAACGTAGGAGAAGATTACGATGATTACTATAACAGAGATTTTGAATTAATATAACTATGGAAGAAAATAAACCAAAACAAACAAGAAAACGTAAGCCTAGAAGTAAAGGTTTAGGAGATACAGTTGAAAAAGTGCTAAATGCAACAGGTGTAGATAAAGTAGTTAAATTTATTGCGGGAGAAGATTGTGGATGTGACAAAAGAAAAGACATCTTAAACAACTTGTTTCCTTACAAACAACCTAAGTGCTTACAAGAAGAAGAATACAACTATCTAACAACATTCTTTGAATCTAAAACAAACACACTAGCACCAAGTCAACAAAGGGAGTTACTAAAGATATACAATAGAGTATTCAACATTAACGAGCCTTTAAGCAGTTGCCCTGATTGTTGGAGGAATAGAATAAAAGAACTAACAAAGCTATACAATGAGTACTAGAATAATAGAAGTGTTTGAATATTGCCAGTTATCTATACATATAGATGAAACTTTTAAACTTTATCATAAAGCATTGTTTATGTATTGTAACAATTAACTAATTAATTTTTATTAATTATGGATAAGAGAAAGAATAACGGAGGACATTCTACTAAAGGTAAAGCAGGTAGGCCAAGTATAAAGGAAGAACTAAAAGCAGTTGACTTAGCAAGTCCACACGTTGAAGATTCATTTAGAGTTATAAGTGAAATAATGTTAAATGAACAAAGCAATAGTAGAGATAGAATAGCAGCAGCAAAGTTATTGATTGAGTATGCTTGTGGTAAACCAAAAGAAACAGTTGAAACTACACATAACATTAACGAGTTTAATATAAAAGATGTCTTTAGAATTAAATCCTAAGTATTTACCTTTATTTAACAATGATAACCGTTACTATATTGTAACAGGAGGTCGTGGGTCAGGTAAATCATGGACAGTAACCATGTTTTTATTAGGTTTAACTTACGAATCTAACGAGGTTATACTATTTACAAGGTACACACTAACATCGGCTCACGTTTCAATTATTCCTGAATTCTTAGAGAAGTTAGAACTATTAGGGAATGAATCAGACTTTCATATTACTAAAGATGAAATAATCAATCTAAAGACTGGAAGTAAGATTATATTCAAAGGTATTAAAACAAGTTCAGGAACTCAAACAGCATCTTTAAAATCGTTAGCAGGTGTTACTTGTTGGGTACTAGATGAAGCTGAAGAATTAGTAGATGAAGATGTATTTGATAAAATAGATTTATCAATAAGAGCAAAGAATAAACAGAACAGAGTTATACTTGTTCTGAATCCTGCAACTAAAGAGCATTTTATATATCAAAAGTTCTTTGAAGCAAAAGGAGTAGAAGCAGGAAGCAATACAACTAAAGGAGATACTACGTACATCCACACTACATATTTAGATAACAAAGATAATCTAAGTGAATCTTTTTTAAAGCAAGTTGAGGAGACAAAGAAACGTAGACCTGAAAAGTATAAACACGCAATCTTAGGTGGTTGGTTAAATAAAGCAGAGGGTGTTATATTTACTAATTGGACAGTAGGCAAATTCCCTAACACAAACGATACTATCTTCGGACAAGATTTTGGATTTAGTCAAGACCCTACAACGTTAGTAGAAACATATATTAATAAAGACAAGAAAGAAATACATGTAAGGTTGCACGTTTATAAAGCAGGTTTAACAACGTCAGAGATAGCACAATTAAACTATAAGTTTGCTCAAGATAGATTGATAGTAGCAGATAATGCAGAGCCACGTTTAATAGCAGAATTAAAGGCAAAGAAATTGAATGTAGTGCCAACTATTAAAGGTGCTGATAGTGTCAAATATGGTATTGCTTTACTCCAGGATTACGATATGATAATAGATGAAGATAGTACCGACTTAATAAAAGAACTTAACAACTATTGTTGGTTGGAGCGTAAGAGTGAAACTCCTATTGATAAATGGAATCATGGACTGGATGCTTTACGTTATGCTGTAGCTTATCAGTTATCTAATCCAAACAAAGGTAAATATAGTATATGGTAGAGCAAGTAGACATTAGACAAATGATAGCATTGTGCGAATCATACCTAAGAGATAAGAAAGGTTATAGAGGTAAGATAATATTTGACGAACGTTTATTTATGACTTCACACCGTATGCAAATAAGACAGCAATTTGTATTGCTAAATGAATTATACAACCAAGCAATTCAGTACTACAAAAAACAATAATTAAGGTTAATATAATATGCAAGTTAAAATAAATATTCCTGATTCATTAAGCGAGATAAAGCTACATCAGTACCAACGTTACATGAACGTAGTGGATAACTCAAACGATGAATTATTTATTAGTCAAAAGACTATTGAGATATTTTGCGATATAGATTTAAAGAACACTTTAAACATAGCTTACAAAGATGTAACAGAGATAATGCACCACTTTAAAAGCGTGTTTGATGTAAAGCCTGAATTAAAGCGTATAATAAACTTTAACGGTAAAGAATATGGATTTATACCTAACCTTGACGATATTAGCTTAGGGGAGTTAATAGACGTTTCAAATAGCATTAACGACATTCAGAAGTTACACATTGCTATGGGTGTATTATATAGACCTGTTAAAGCTAAGTATAAACAACTTTACGAGATTGAAGATTACAAAGCAGATGAGTTAGTAATGGAGGAAATGAAACGTTTACCTTTAGATGTTGTATTTGGTGCAATGCTTTTTTTTTATCATTTAGTGAACGATTTACTAAAAGCTATCCCGATGTATTTGGAGGAGAAAGTAAAGGAAATGACTACTCACTCAAAGCACAATTCGGAGCAAAGTGGGGATGGTATCATGCAATCTATCAACTTGCTAAAGGAGATGTTACCCGATTTGACGAGGTTACTAAACAACAAGCTCATAAATGTTTAACTATATTGAACTACGAAAAGGATAAAACAGAAGCTGAAAAGGAACAAATGAATAGAAGATGACAAATTACTACGACATAACAACAACACTAAGAACTGAACTAGAAAATGATGCTTTAATTAATAAAGTATCTAAGGGAGGTTTAGATGATATTGCTAACTGGAAAAAGCAAGAATACGCTTTAGCACATTTAATAGTTAACAACTGCACACCTGACCAGTCTAGTTTAGTTTACAACGTTTCTATTATCTGTATGGACATAGTAGATATTTCTAAAGATGAAACTACTGATAAGTTCATAGGGAATGATAATGAAGATGATGTTTTGAATAGTATGTTATCAGTTCAAATAAGGTTGTACGAAAAGTTAAGAAGAGGTAATTTATTTAGTTCACATTACACTTTAGGAAGTTCAGTAAGTATTGAACCTTTTACTGATAGGTTTGAAGATAAGGTTGCAGGTTGGACAATGACAGTAGATATAGTAGTACCTAACACAATGACAAAATGTTAGACAGTAAAGAAGTACAAGAAGCTATTGATAGGTTTAGGAAGTACGTAATACAACAAAGTAGAAGCAACTTATCTAAACAGAAAAAGAACTTTAATAAGAGCTTATACAATAGTATTAATGGAGTTTCTAAAGTTAATCCAAACTCTATTAGCTTGTATTTTGAAATGTTGGATTACGGTATTTTTGTAGATAAAGGTGTTAAAGGTTTCAATCCTGCAAATGTATCTCCAAATGCAAAGATAAGAGGGCAACAAGCACCTA